GTGGATTTAAATATACACTCCTTGTTTTCTTGTGTGTTGCCTTAATTGGCAAATCATTATTCAGAGATTGAATTCTCTTATTTTCCCTAATTGGAAATTTTGCATGAGATTAATTTCTCTTTATTTGATTTTATTCTTGTTGCTTATAGGATTTGAATATCCTTTATATTTGTGTTTCTTTGTGATAACATCTTTATCACTAAGATATTAACACCATGCCTGCAACATTATCAACCGTGCAGAGTCCTCCGGAAGTTCCGGAGGAACCTTTTATGCAGTCAATAGTCAATAAAGTATCATCAGCCATTCTTGAAAGTTTGTTTTCCGGCACAAATGTTAAGAATGATGTTTCTTTGTATGCACGGTTGGGATCAATAGCTACCCAAATGGTAACATTCTTTTCATCCTTTGCACTGACAGTTAAGTTGGTAAAAGAAGCTAAGGGATGTGCTAGAGTGTTACTATATATCACCCCCATCTCCTCTTTGATGGGATTATGTATGGATATTTTTTCCCTTTTATGGGATTTAGGGAAATTGAGAGGTTTATATTCCTCTCTAACTGAATTAAACACCACAATCACAAGTTCAATCACAAGTTTCATAGAGACTATAAGCACTTATTTGAGACCTGCCCCTCTATTGCAGTCAGAGGAGTCCATAAGAGCACATGAATTGGTTAATATTTTCGTTAACGGTGGCGGGGAAACCCCTCAGTCCAACGCGTTAAGCCCGACCCAAATGATTGGGTTAGCCACCAGTGTATTGTTGATGTTCTTAGTTGGAGCATCTTCATTAATCGGTTGGAACATTACCGAAATAAACCAATTCTTGCGTTTAAGGTACCAAACCTTTTCAGCAGCCAAGGACCTAAAAGAGACAATAATAGAAACACTCTCAGCTATGGGTCTTTGTGATGTCACCGGCAAAGCTAGTATGGTTTCAGACGTTGAAGCCATTCTGGAGACCACCCATTCTTTGAAATTGTATCCTCTGGAAGACTTTATTTTGGATCCTTCAAAATTTTCACAGCTCTTGAATGTTCTGAAATCAATCAAAGATATTCAGAAAAAAGCCTTAAACTCAGAGGTGCAGAAGGCATTATCAAATTTTTTGGTTAAACTAGATAAGGATTATTGCCAGCTTTTATCAGTCTATAAGCAAGTAACTTCCATTCTATCAGATTCAGATCGTCAGAATTGCATAGGTATTATATTGGAGGGTGATGGTGGAGTTGGAAAGTCTCATATGGCTAAGCATTTGCTGAAGCAATGGGGAAAGGCAATGGGCTATGGTGAGTCAATTTATGATTTGTCGAGAGGTTCATCACACCGATTCAACAAACCATATGCTTTCCAGAGTCTGGGAATTTTTAATGAGTTTGGAGCCCAAAGAGCTGAAGCAATGGATTACTTGGAAGATATTAATAAAATCCTTAGCAGTGATCCTTTTGGATTTGAATCTGCTTCAGAAGAATTAAAGTACCAACCATGCAAATTGAAAGTGGTAATATTCACTTCGAATGTCGACAAATATGATTTCACAAAAGCTATAACAGAACCAACCAATATTGCAATGATGTCTCGCTTCATTCGTGTTCAGGTACGAGACAAGGATTATGAAGCTGATAGAAATTCTACTCAAAGTCATAGGAAACCAGACTATTCACATTTAGAGTGTCAGATTGTGAAGCCAGTTGTGAAGAAAGCAATGACTAGTTTGTCTGATTGTTGGAATGTTGAAGGGGCTTATCTGACACCTAAAGAGTTAGAAAATCATGTATTGCCTATCTTGGCAATGCATGAGAAAGCACATCTAGAAAAACTACTCGAAAAACTCACAGATAATGCAGAATTAACTGCTACAATAAACCAAAGAATAGTTCAATTGAATAATATTATTTCAGACACCCCAAGGAAGGAATTGGAGTTTAAAGGAAATAAGCTTTTTAAGTCATTTCATAAGACCTCTGGGAATAAAATGCCCATGGCAAATGCGTCAGAACCCTTAGTATTCCACTTTGCTGGCCCAATAGGAGTGGGCAAGTCAGAGAGAGCACTACAGATAGCTATGCGATTGCGTAGTGTTTACAACTTGAAGGTACAAAAATGGGACCCTTCAAAGGAGTTCCCAAATCCAACAATACCGTCTGTTTTCATATTTAACGATTACCCTTTTGACAATAGAGAAAAGGCACAATCCTATCTCAATTTTGTTGATAATATAACACCAGAATCAGTTGTAATAATAACTTCAAATTTTCCTTTTGAAACTATGTATCCAAGGAGACCCATCTTGGAGGTTGCAATGAACACCCTACAGGATTGGTGGTTTAATGACAGTCGCCCGCTCAAAAAGCACTTAAAACCGGGCACTTATTGGGCTAATATTGTGGATGGAATGCCAGGGTTGTGTAGAAGAATTGGTTTACCATTTCGCTATGATGCCCTGTCATACATTCCCCGCGCTAGTCAGCAATATGTTGAATTTGATTCCATAGGTATACCTAGTACGGAGCCCCCATCTGAGAGTAGTGATTTGTCACCTCATTGCTGTCAGGTGTACACCAATTTTGTTAGGACAAATAACCAACTTAAAATAATAAATTCTAATCCACCTATTGACGATTTCGATGTTGTTATCAAAATAAATGATTTCCAAGCTTGTTTACCATATATGCAGACACAGATTGGTCTTTTGCAACTTAGAAATGGGGTTTCCGCTGGAAACATAATAATTTCAAATGGTATAGCGGCAAAGGTCAGTAACTTAAGAATGAGTGAATGGTTGATGCCAGAAATACCAGATCATGTAGATCTCTTGGCATTAGCCAAGTGTTATTGTCAGCGTCTGAGAATAGTTGCTCCAACTGTGACAGTGCAATTCCGTATGGGAGATGTAATTTTGTCATACTTGG